GACAAGAGAACAATCAATAGAAACGTTAAGATATGTAATAGATGTAAACAGAAAAGACCTGGAGCGAATAAATAAAGCTCATGAGGAAGAGCTGGAATTGTTACAAAAGCTTATGCAGGAAGACCCAGAGAAAGCCCCTCTATATCTACAGCAAATACTTAAACAAAGAAAGTCAAGAAGAGCATCTCAAGTAAACAATAAAGGTATTATCGATGCTGTAGCAGAATTAAACAAAATGCAAGGATTTAATGAAGAAACAATAAACATGAATGGAACAGTTGTATTTACAGGGGAAGAGGAGCTTGAGGATTAATGAAATTAAATCAAAATGATGATATATGCCCTATATGCGGTAAAGTAATGTATATAGGTAAAATAGATAAGGCATGCACAGACCCTGAATGTGAAATGGGACAAGGTGAATTAGCTTATCTCAAAAGACAAATAGCTGATAACACCGCGATGAAGAGGTTGAAGCGCGGAGGAAGATGATGGCAAAATTCATCGATATGATAGATGAATATAGGATACAAAAAGGGTCAAGAGATTATATAGTCAGCAATGTAAACGGTAAATATGAAAATCATGGACATTTCCAGAAACTATCAACCTGCTATACACTAATTAGATTAATGCAAAAGAAAAAAATACCAAGAAGTACTTACTTATTAGAAGCAGCAAGAAGGATAACAACAGATGCTAAATATAAACAAGCACTTGAATTGAAACAATTAAAGAATAAACAAAGACAGAGATATTTCAATTCAAGTAAAGGGGTGAGGAGATGAGCAATGCCTGATTTAGTTACAAAAAAGAGTTTACCAAAGTTAATAGGAAAAGGATATAAACAATTCTGGAATTATAAAGGAAGGTACAGAGTATTAAAGGGAGGCCGAGGTAGTAAGAAGTCTACAACCGCCTCTTTCTGGTTTCCATATAATATGATGAAGTACTGGCACACTTATGGATTAAAACCTTGTACACTCGTAATTAGAAGGTATTACAATACACATAGGGATAGTACCTTCGCTCAACTTAAATGGGCTATAAATAGAATGGGGGTTTCCCATCTATGGAAAGCTACAAAATCGCCCCTTGAACTTACCTACATACCCTCAGGACAAAAGATAATGTTCAGAGGATTAGATGACCCTCAGTCCATAACATCTATTACAGTAGAAGACGGCCACTTATGTTGGGTATGGTGGGAGGAAGCTTTTCAAGTAACTAATGAGGACGACTTCAATAAGGTTGATATGTCTATCAGAGGGGAAATGCCTGAACCATTATTTAAACAACATACTTTTACATTTAACCCTTGGAGTGAAAAGATATGGCTAAAGAAAAGATTCTTTGATAAAGTAGGGGCAGATGGCTTAAGCAAAGATGGAGATATATTAGCAATAACAAAGAATTATGATTGTAATGAATTCTTAGGAGATGATGATAGACGAATATTTGAAAAGATGAAAGAAGAGAATCCTCGTAGATATAGTATAGAAGGAGAAGGTAATTGGGGTATTGCAGAAGGATTGGTATTTGAGAATTGGCAAGAATTAGAGTTTGATGCTGAGTATATGAAACGTCAATTGGATAGAGATGACTCCCCTAAATATAGACAACTTCACGGAATTGACTTTGGATATACTAATGACCCTACAGCATTCATTGCATTACTGGCAGATGAGAAAGAGAAGAAGATATTCATCTATGACGAAGTGTACAAAACACGTATGAAGAACAAGGATATATACGAAACGTTAAAGTATAAGGGATTTGAAAAAGCAAGAATATGTGCAGATAGTGAAGACCCTAAAACAATTGATGAATTAAAAGACCTTGGATTATATAGAATGTTCGGAGCAAAGAAAGGAAAAGGTTCAGTTAAAGCAGGAATACAAAAGCTACAGGATTATAAGATATATGTTCATCCATCCTGCGTAAACACCATAGTAGAATTAAGTAACTATGTATGGGCAACAGATAAGGATACTGGGAAGCCAACTACTGACCCAATAGATGAATATAACCACTTAATGGATGCTCTGAGATATGCCACTGAAGAACTGAATTCTACTAACTTTAGCTGGTAAGGAGAACAGATGGGATAGATAATTACAAATACTTTAGTAACAAAAAATGTGAATATTATCCTTGTCATAAGGGCTTGGAGGAAATGAATTGTTTATTCTGTTATTGCCCTTTATATCTAACAGAGTGTTCAGGGAATTATACTATATTAGATAATGGGATAAAGGATTGCAGCAATTGCTCCATACCTCATGATAGAAATAACTATGATTACATTATAGCAAGATTAAGTGAGAAAATGAGGCGACCTAATATATGAGGAGGTCAATAAAACCCTTGTAAAAACGATTGTACAAAGCCATCTATTATAGTAAATATATGTCAATGTCTTATATTATAATAAAGTAGACGAAAGGAGAGGTAAAAATATGATATTTCAAGATTTCCAAAGAGCAGTCAATATGGACATAAGGTCTGGAGTAACTCAATTAGCCACATTATCAAAACCACATGAAGATTTCTTGTTTGCTAGTATCAATGAATGGCTTACTAGCGATAAAAGAAAATTAATGTTAACAGCTCAAGATTACTACAAAAATGATAATGATATTAAAGATAGAAAAAGATATTATATAGATAGGAAAGGGGTTAAGCAAGAGGTAACCAATCTATCTAATGCTAAATTAGCACATCCATTCATGAGAAAGTTAACCAATCAGAAAGTAAATTATTTATTAAGTAAAGAATTATCAATACAATCAGATGATGAAAACTTTAATGATTTAGTGGTAGATTATATTGATAAGAAGTTCCTCAAAATGTTAAAGAATGTAGGTAGAGATGCAATAATAAATGGGATTGCTTGGCTCCAAGTTTATTACAACGAAAAAGGGGAATTGAAGTTTAAACGTATACCATCAGAAGAGATTATTCCATTTTGGGCAGATGCAGACCATACAGTGCTAGAAGGAATAATAAGGATATATTCTATTATTAGATATCTACCAGATGGTGTACAAAAGGAAATAAAGAAGGTAGAATATTATACTACTCAAGGCGTTTGGTATTATGAAATGGGAGATAAAGGATTAAAACCAGACCCAGACAAACCACAAACTGTAAACGGACATTTCACTGTCAAGGAACCTCAAAAGGATAAAGATGGAAACATTAAGATAGATGAGGAAGGAAATGAGTTATATAATGAAATAGCTGCAACATGGGATAAAGTACCATTTATAGGATTCAAATACAATGCAGATGAAATTAGTTTATTAAAATGGATAAAACCATTAATAGATGACTATGACCTAAATACATCAGATACTTCAAACAACTTACAAGATATACCAAATAGTATAAAAGTTGTTAAAAACTATGATGGAACAGATAAAGGTGAATTTACTCAAAACTTAGCTACATTTAGAACAGTATTTGTTTCAGGTGATGGGGATATGAAAGTAATTGAAACAAATATGGATGTAGCTGCAATAGATAGTCATTTAAATAGATTAAGAAAAGATATATATGAAGCAGGAAATGGAGTAGATACACAAGAGATAAGCATGGGTAATGCATCAGGAGTAGCGTTAAAATTCAGGTATGCAGACCTTGATACTGACACAGATGATTTAGCAGCAGAGTTTACTGCATCATTGGAGGAAGTACTTTGGTTCATTAAAATAGATATGTTGAACAAAGGAGCTGGAGATTATTTAGACCTTAAGGTAGATATTATATTTAACACTGATATGATAATCAATGAATCCGAAACAATTACAGATGTAGGAAATAGTGTAGGAATTATTAGTGAAGAAACAATAATAGCAAACCATCCATGGGTAACAGATGTGCAAGCCGAATTAGATAGAGTTAAAAAAGAGAAAGAAGAGAAGATGAATGAAATGATGGAAGCCTTCAAACAACAAAACCTTAACTATGGAATGGGAGAGGAAGCAGATGAAGGAGAAGAAGGTGGTGAGGAAGGTGAAGAATAATGATTAAAGTTCCGAACAAAGAATACTGGATAAGGCGTTCAGAATTAACATTAATTGCTAATGAGAAATCAGCCCTCCAGTATGAGCAAGAACTAAAGAAAGCATATTTAGAAGCAATACAAAGGATAACAAAAGAGATTGAAGCTTTCTACGGTAGATATGCAAAGGATAATCAAATATCATTATTAGAAACAAGAAAGAGATTAAGACCAGATGAATTGTTAAATTTTAATAAACAAGCTAAATTATATTTAAATGAGATAGAAAGATTAGGGGATAAAGCCTTTACAGCAGAGTATAGGGAATACCTAAAAAAATTATCCGGTAAAGCATATATCAGTAGGATGGAAGAGTTAATTACTAATATTAGACATAATATAGAAACTCTTTCTACTGGCTATAACACCGGCCTTGGACAAATATTAACTGAAGCATATCAAGATGGATTTTACAGAACAATGTTTGATATTCAAAAGCAAGCAGGCTTCGGGGTAAGCTTTACCACTCCCGGAGGTAAACAGCTTGAAATGGCCATAAAAGAAAGATGGATGGGTCAAAATTATAGTGAAAGAATATGGGCAGATAAAAACCGAATGCTTATGAATCTAGAACAAACATTGGCTCAAGAATTTGTTAGAGGAAGCAATCCAAGAGAAGCCAGTAGAGAGTTCGCAAGGAAAATGAATACTAGTTACCACAACGCTCAAAGACTCATTCGTACAGAGCTAAACTATATTAGCAATAAAGGAACTATGAAGGCTTATGAGGAAAGTGGTGTAGTCGACAGTTTTCAATATGTATCAACCTTAGACCACAGGACATCAGATATATGTAGGGAGATGGATGGAAAGGTCTTTACAATTAAAGAAGGGCAAGTAGGAGTAAACATCCCTCCATTACATCCATATTGCAGGTCAACAACCATACCATATTTTCCGGATGATGAAATATCAGACTTGATTGAGGATAGGGTAGCAAGGTCAAAAGATGGTCAAGGGAAGTCGTATAAGTTAGGAGAAGATGTTACATTCTTTGATTGGGTTAACAAATATGGAAGCCCGAGTTTTAAAAAGAGAGTAGAAGAACAGAGAAAGAGATTTCTCAATATGCAGAGAGGAGTAAAGAAATGACAATCGCTTTAATGCCCTGGGCAGAATTAATGTTCAAAATACTAATAACATTATTAGTTATCCAATATGGATTTTATGTAGTTAGTAGAGTTTATGTATATTGGGTAGATATGAAAAGAGCAAACCTATTAAACCCTAAATATAGCTTAGATGATTTAGATAGGATGTACAAGGCTAAAAAGAAGAGAGAAGAAAAGTTGTAAAATTATAATAATAATTTTACAAACAAATATCATATAATATAATTAAGTGCAATCGTGGACGATACCACGGAAAAAAGCGTAGCACGAGAGGAGAATGTTAAAAATGAAAAAGGAACAATTATTAGCATTAGGATTTACAGAGGAGCAGGTAACAAATATCTTAAAGCTTTACAAGGAGGCGATTGATGGTAATTATGTAGCTAAACATCGTTTTGATGAAGTTAATGAAGAACTAAAAACGATTAAGGAGCAAGTAAAAGAAAGAGATAAACAAATAGCTGACCTAAAGAAATTTGAAGGAGATGCAAAAACATTACAAGAAAAAATTTCAGCTCTTGAAGCAGAAAATGCTGCAAAAGATAAAGAATATAAAGCTAATCTTGCTCTTGAAAGAAAGAAGAATGCAATCAAATTAGCATTACTTGAAGATGAAAACGGGAAACCCCACGATGTAGATATGGTTATGGGGCTCTTCAATTTAGAGCAGGTAGTCATAGATGAGGAAACTGGAAAGATTACAGCAGGCTACAAAGAACAAAATGAAGCTTTAAGAAAAGAAAAAGCATTCTTGTTCGGAGAAAAGCAACCCGCTGGTGGAAGTGAAGATAAGAATAAAAATCCAGGATGGAAACCTCAAGGACAAACCCCTCCAGATGGTAACGGAGGACAGGGTGGTACAGACCCTTCAATATCTTATGGTAAGCATTTAGCTCAACTTAAACTTGGTATGATGGGAATTCAACCTGTAGGAGCAGAAGAATAAAATTAAAAATTAATTAAGGAGGAAAACAATTATGGCAATGAAGATGAAACAAACAGAATATGGAGCGCCTGCAAAACAAATTTTGGCAATACCTGACCATTATGTAGCGTTAGGATTTAAACATGAAAAAGCAGATGCAGCAAATCCTGGAATTGCAGTTTTAGAAGATGGCAGATATATAGTAAAAGCAGGTACATTTTATCCTGCAAATAATGCAACTGCAATTGGCGTAGTTCTAAATGATTATGACGTAACAGATGGTGATGCAATGATGGCCGTAGTAATACATGGATTCATTAAAAAAGAGGCATTACCTGCAGAGCCGAATGCAGCTGTTAATATTCCAATGATTAAGTTCGTTGAGAAAATTGTTTAATTAGAAGATAGGAGGAGGAAAACATTATGAAATCAATTTATGATATTTTTGAGAGTAAAGCAATTGCCTCTTATTGGACT